AGGGGTTCTCTCACGAGTGTCAAGCGAGTGGTCTGAAGAAAAAAGAAGAAATTCGATTTTATTTTAAAAGCCCCCATTTTGCGGGCTTTCTTATAGGGGAGCTTTTATCCACATCTCTGCATGTATCGCCCGAACGCATTCAAATTAAATGGAAAATAGAATCGCGTTGCATGATCAAGTGCATGAATCAGGCTCTCACACGTAGTTCTTATAAGAGCGCCGATTTGAGTTATCCCCAGCGGGCCTATCGATTTTAGCCGGAGAACTAAAAAAATGCATTTTTCTAATTTTTCCGCTTGCACTCTCCAAACGAACAGCCTAAACGGCTCTCACAGCGGCTGACAAGTCAGTCGGGCGATTAGCTCAGTTGGTAGAGCGCTTCGTTTACACCGAAGATGTCGGGAGTTCGAGTCTCTCATCGCCCACCATATTTTCCTAATAATATCAGTAAGTTAGACGGTCGCCTCGGTGGCCTTTATTTTTACCGCCACCAAAACCGCCACCGAAACTCGCTCGTTCTGCTAGTGCATCCAGCCCTGCTTTTTGATAGTGTTCCATTTGGGAACACAAAGGGAGGGGAATAATATGCTTGTGAAAGTTGGGGCAGCTCGGCGCGAAGGTTCAGATTCCGCGACAATTTATGACAAGCCGATCAGCGAAACTCACGTAGAATCCACGCCTGAACAAGGATTGCAGATCTCATTTGTGGCATCTGGGATTTACGGACGAGATCGGCACAACGCTCGATACCGATATACGGTCGTCTTAGACGCCGATGAGCTAGCCCTCTTGAATAGCACTAATTAAGTCAGACGCTGAGTGCATTTTAATCAATTTGATAGCACATCATTTCAAAGCATGACGATGCATCTCAAATTTGATTTGTCACTTATAAGTGCCATATGGCTTCGCAATGTCAAAAATAGACAACAAAAAAGGCCGCCGAGGCGACCTTACATGTAGCAGTACTTAACTGGCCCTGATAGGCTCGACCACCCTTTAAATGCGCGCTAGAAATGAAAAGTGGGCGGTTACTCTCTTCATTTCTATATGCAGAATATATCTCGTCGGCGGAAATAAAACAAAGAAAATATTCTAAGCTGCAACCAACACTACATCTTCCTGATATTTTCTCGCGAGATCGAGAAGATCACCGAGCGTCGACGTTTTCCCATCCAATCTCCACAGACGCTCACTCAACTGCTCTACACGGTGCCCTTCATCACGTAAAAGCGAGAGCAATTGGTCCACCTCAACGGGTGTATCTCCATTGTCATAGCGATGAGATTCTAGAGCTATCGCGGCTGCAGCACCCTTGTATCCTCTTATCGCATCTCGCCAATCATACCCCCCGGCTTTCCATCTTTCGCGGCGAGACTGAAAGTAGTTAAATTTCACGGTTTCGGGCAACTGGCCGATCAAGCGTTGGCCATGTACTTCAAAAATGATGTCGGTGAGATCCAGTTCCTGAGCGGAAATACCAGCGCTTGAACCAGCAAAATCCAACGTAAAAGTGGATTCAAAGCCAATACTGACAGGAGCTTTTACAGTCACGGCTGTCGGCGAAGTGCTCTTTTTGAAAATGACCTGGCCAGCTTTTTCACCCTTTTTAAAAGAGTAGCGGTCGCCAATTCTCATGTCGATAGCAGTAAGTGCATCTTGAGATATATGAAGACGTCCACGAGATACTGACAGCACTCTGCCTGAAGAAAAGGTCTGCTTTAGTCTAAATAGCCCAAGTTTTCCGGTATACGTAGTAATCATGTCTATTTCCTTTCTGAAAAAATAGTTAGAAAGGAAGCCTCACTCAAAAATTCCGTCGGCGCAATTAGTGCAATATAAACAATACGTTGACCAATCCCTGAATTTACTTGCACCTGTCAACAAAATAGATCTGAAATATTTTTCATTTTGCATCCGGACAAGTTTTCCAGATCTTGCTAGAAAGCGCCAACAAAGGAGATCACTCATGTCACAGGAAGGCGCAAACATTGTTTACGGTGCATCAGCAACACTAGCCTTTCTGACGGCTGGTGCTCTGGATGCTCACACACGTGGTATGGAAGCTGTTCGTGCCGCACGCGAAGAAAGCGTGATCGATCAGTGGCATGCTCACTATGCAGCCGAGCTAGCTGAGCAAGCAGCAGAAATCGCTGCTCTCCGTGCCGAACTCGAAAACCAGCGCACGAAAGCCTCAGTTCTCAGCGGACTTTGGAAAAAAGCGACGTCTGAAAATGAAGCGTTGAAAGCGTCTGTTGGTCGCAAAAATGACCTGCTGCAAAAGATGACGTCTGTCATCGAAAAACTCCGCGCGGCATAATATAGATGGACGTCACGTTGATTTGTGACGTCCATCTATAAGATATTTTCATTATTTCTATTGTATTGATCGTCAATACAAACGACAATTCTTCTAGAGCTATTTTTTCGCTCTCAGGAGAACAACATGATTACCGACTTTTCTTTTAAAAGTTACGTTCCGACCAGAGATAGTTACTCGAATTCTATTACTGGTTTCCGCGCGTCAGTAGCGGATTTGTCAACGAATGTTGAGATCAAAAATCTCGGCTACGGCTTCTCTCTAGCTCGTGTTGATTGCGTCAACGGCTGCACCCTCAAGCTGCTGGTAAACGACTGGCGCGCAGCATCAGATCGCGTTTTCAGATTTGTCGAATTCGCCGACGACACCGATCTCATCAAAATTTCTGCGACGAAATACGAGGATGCGGTGAGCATGCGCGACGTTGCGCGAGAAGCTTCTCAGTACATGCTCAAACAAGCAGGCATCGGAGTACTGAACTTGCGCGATGCCTTTTCCGATTTTCACTAATCAAACCAATCACCCTAGGAGAACAAAATGAGAACTGTAAACAGAAATTTCAGAAATCCGCACGAAATCCATCTCAAGCACGAGACGCCAGAACAGATCCGAGACGCTTTTCTGCACATCAAATGGCAGCTGAAAAAAAGTGGCTGGGACACGGAAGATTTAACCGCGCTGCTCGGTATAGCGCGACCAACTTGGTACGCATATGGGCATAAACTGGAAAGTAAAGGCTATCGCAAAATCCCAGCCGAGCAGCTCGATCTGTTGCGCCTTCACGCGGCTGTTGCTGGCTTGAGGCGGTTCGATTCAGCATTTGCGCCTTCCTTCATGCCGCCGCGCAATGAGTGGACGGTCGGCGGTGAAAAGACGACGTCGTTTTTAGCAGCGGTTTACCTGTCGGGCGTCTCGGGAGATCAAATTGTGTCGGGTCCAGAAAATACCAAGGATCACGATATGCTACTGGAAAAATCCGCTCAGATTATTGCCTGGTTTGACGTCGCACGACAGGCATCGAGAGCGCAGATCGCGCGGGCAACGAATTTGGGCGACTACGACATCGGCCGCATTGGATTCATAACCGCAAATTGGGGCATCGAGCCGCTGAAAACTTACACTGCACGGCTTGAAAAAATCGTCGGCGAAAAAGAATTGGCGGCGTAATATGCCGATAGACAGCTAAAAATGGCTCGAATTCGAAATCGAGCCATTTTTTTTATATTAAAAAGTATTGAATAATCTCTGCCTGTAAACATTCTTTGCAATATAACAAATAATAGTTGTTTTGTCGATGTTGTATTAATCGTTAATACAAGTCATCTTTATTTCATGAGCGAACGAAATTTAACTTAACCCCGCTCTGAAAGGTAAATAACATGACTACTATTACTAACAACTTCATCTCTTCTGTAGACTGCTTTGAAAACGAAGGCTCCCTTGTCGTTTGGCTCTCGGAAGAAGGTCAGAAGGCACTCAACTGCGATAGCTATGAAATCAACAGCCGATGCGGTTGCGCAAATGTACTGTGGTCAGATTCCGACTTCGGCGAGCAGCATATTGAAATGTCCCCAGGCGGAACCGAAGACGCTCGCGTACTTGAGTACATGCTTGAAAATCCTGAGAGTGCTATCGAAGACATCCAGAGCCGCCTCGCGGCTCTGAAGGAAGAAGCAGTCACCGACATCCGTCGCGAATTTGTTGACGGCACTGCAGCTCTCGTATTCAAAGTCGGCGATGTCGAAACGTGCGAATGGCTCGAAACAGATGATCATAACTCACTCACTAACAGCGACAGTCATCTCGACACGAACTTTGGACATCTCGACCTCGATGTGGTCAACGAAGCGCTCAACGACTGGCTCGATGAAAATCCGGTGAAAATCGAGTGGAGCAAAGGCAACGACAGCATCGACGGCGGTTCTTTCGACACATTTGCTGAAGCTGAAGAAGCTCTCGAAGATGTAAAAGCTGAGTTCTTTGCACAGTGCGGTACCGACGAAGACCGCACAAATCTCGAAACCGGAGTGTTCCGTATTCTCTGGTAAAACCAGTCAAATTCTAAAAGAAAGGAGGCCCAAGGAGAATCCGGGGCCTTTTTTAATGCACTATTTCTGATCCATCCAAAGCATGTTTTTTGATGACGCAGGTACCGAATTCCATATTGGGCTTGGCAAACGCAGGCCGGGATGACTGTCCAGTTTTTAAGTTGACGATAAATCGAGGTGTTTTGCGAGGAGTATTGCTCCACTGCATTTGTAGTTCATCTGGCGTCCTGCTGATAATTTTTAGTGATAAACGCGGATCAATTTCATCATCTGCAACTTTGTAGGCAGCATATTGTGCTCCGGCTTGCCGTAGAGAGTCACCGTCAAATATCCAGCTACTCGGCTGAAACCCTGACGCATGCCGAACATCTGGAAAACGGCAGAAAAGGAATTCAGCATCTTTGCCGTCTGCTAAAGCTGGAAAAGACATAAGATTTACGAGTAATCCGAATGCAATAAGGCGTTTCACGAAGTCCCCCTGACATCCGCATTTATCAATTTTTTTGAGGCTAGTTCAAGGGTTCATTAAGCTAACCAACCGCTTGACGCCACCCAACTTCTGCCGACAATCCTCTCCCGCTTCAGACATTCGCACCAGATACAAAGCTACGTCCTTTTGGCTCTTCCAGACTTCCCGAGCTTCTGGCTCTGGCATGCACGTGAGCAAAGCTTCAGGCACTGTCATTTCACGCGTTTCGACCTTCGTCACGACCTGGGGCTGGCTTTTATGAGCGCACCCTGAAACCAATGTTGCTAGAGCCGTGAGCGTAATTATCCTGATCATTGAACGCCTCCCACGAATTTCCACTTCCTGAGCTGCTCAAGCACCGGGGCAACTGGACCATCATTTTCGGGTACCGTTGAAGCGATCTCTCGCTCCAGTTCCCGATTCAGGAAAGCGGTTTCCGAAAGCGACGTCTGCACCTGGTTGAGCAGATCAAGCGTGCGACGATGCTCGGCATCCGCATTTTTAACAGCCTCAGCGTTCGCATTTGCGGTGTCTACAGCTGATTGAAGGGCGGCGGCCGCAGCGGCTAGTTCGACGTCCTTTTTTTCAATCTGAGTGCGAAGCATGCCGATGTAGAGCCAGCCGCCGATGAGTGCGACGCCAGCTGCTAGAGTGAGTGCGAGGCGGATGTTGGAGAGGATCGGCATATTATTCCCTCGTCAGAAAAAAGATGCCGACAGAAGAGTTCGTAACCGCCGCTGACAGAGCGAGAACCCATGTTTCCTCCTCCGGCGCTAGTAAAAGCAGGAGGAAACCGACGCCGTTTATCAAAAGATATATTCCAAGAATTTTGATAAAATTCATTGCTCACCCTCCTTCTTATCATCAGAAACAGCAGTTCGACGGCGCGTGAAGGCAAGCGCGAGGATGTCTGAAAACCAGCTCGGCAGGCCTTTGCTCGTGCGGAAATCGAGGTGACCGATGCCCATATAGATCGCAAGCAGCGCCACTACCCAGGGGCCGAGGGCGTCGACGATTGCGGCGGTATTCGGATTTCCAAGGAGCAATCCGACGCCAGCAATTGCAAAAAATGCTGACAGGCTCGCAACAGTGATTTTCTTTGAAAAACGGCGTGTGATTTCTTTTTCAGTGCTCATGCTGACACCTCAAGCTTTGCTTGGAGGCCAGAGGCTTCAGCTATCGAAAACAGCATTTTCATTCCAAGCTCGGCACCATTTCCACATCGAATTTTGCGGATATGGGCGTCTCGAACTGAAGGATAAAGGCGTGCAATTTCTGCGGCCGTCAGCTTTTTCTGCTTGATATGACACTCAAGTGCATATGCGAGATCGTCTTGGAAATTTCGGAAGCTGGCTGATCTATATGAATAAGGGGAAACTGGGCGGGCCACTATTTCGACCCTCCGTTCAGCAAATCCGCGTATTCGGATTTCGCATCAAAACTCGGACACGCTTTGCCTCTATCGAAGTCCCTGTGCCCGACCAATGTTTTGATCTTGTAATTAGCGACGAGTTCGCCCAGGAGTTTGCGCAGCGCGACCTTTTGAGTAGGAGTGCGGGTGTCTTTCGGGTTCATGGAAGCGTCGACACCGCCAACGTAAACAACTCCAATCGAACCCGTGTTGTGACCGCCTACGTGTGCACCGACCTGTTCGACTGGGCGTCCAGCGTGCACTGAGCCGTCGCGGTATACGACATAGTGATATCCTATGTCTTTCCATCCGTTATCGCGGGTGTGCCATTTTCGGATTGTGTTGACGTCTACATCGCGGCCTTCTGGGGTCGCTGTGCAGTGAACAACTAAAGTATCAATTTTTCGCATTTTAAATGGGAACTCAGAGTTTATGTTCCCATTTTGTTCTATCGTAATGTAAGTTTCAAGAAATCTTGCAAGAATCTAAAAAGTAATTAGACCACTCGACGTATGGAAATTTAACTTCAGTACATCTGTTGGATTTCTCTTAACAATCCATCTATAAATTTGCTCTATAGATGGCGTTTTAGATTCCAGATATTCAACTTGATTTTTTTCTGAATAACTCATTTTTCTACGGTATCTGTTTTTTCTTCTTCCTGATCCATTTTTCTTCAGCGGACCATACTCAATAAATTCATCAGCAATGATAGGCATCCTGCCGTCGTTCTCTACAATATACCATCCTCCACGTTTTCCGTGAATAACATGAATACAGAATCGAACGGTATAATTAGTAAAAGTAGCTTCATCATCACTGATGTGCCGCACTTTTCCTCTTGTATTAAGAGCATTATTTTCAATATAATCTAATATTTGTTGCGCGACATTTTTCTTAATACTAAATTTTGAAATAGATAGATTTTTATTTTGTCTATTCATATCTATTATTTCGTCATAAGACAAAGGACGACTATTTTCTTTGCCAAAATCGGTTAAACGGAAATAGTCGTCATTTTTTAAATCAGGATAGTCCCCACTCATTACAAAGTTCCTAGCACAGCATAATGTTCGGTTCTGGTTATAATATACTGTACTATATACTTGGTCATCAAGCAGCCATCTGCATCGGCAGACAGTCGCCCATTGCTTGGCAGCGGCCGTGTGAAGACATCAACAAAATGGTGCGCTTTCCATTGTGATACTGGACAATATGCGCGTGCGCCCACGTTGTCGGCCCTTTGTTGTATCCTTGATCCAATTTGGCGCTCACACCCGCGACATAGGCACCTTCCGAAATCGATGGCGTGTGCGTGTGACCTGTCGAAGTGCGCACGCCAAATCGCTTAAATTGGTTCGGTGAACCTCGTGAGCCAGAGATGCCAAGATCACCGTGGAGACCACATTCGACGTCATCAACTTGATACCCTTGACCAGCCGCCACAAACTCGACGCTGTCGGGCAGATTAGCCCTTCTCATTGCATATTCGACCGCATTGAAGCTGCCGTTTCCAGCCCTTATAGCTTTGTGCCAAGCAGCGTTGAGTTCGTGCCAAAAATAAGCATTTTCGACGTCGGCAGCGCCCTCCGGATTCTTCAGCCAGCGAGATAATGCGTTGTCGTGATTAGACTCCACCATTACCGTTTTGCACCAATCACGTGTGCATGCTGCAATAAAATCGCTGGCTTCCTGAACCTCGGATTCAACGTTCTCCGAGCCAGACGCGTTTACCAGAGCCATTACATGAGGATCAGCTAAATTATGGTGATTTCGGCGTCTAAAATCCATCGTATCGTGGAAGAATTGCACTTCCGGCTGAAGACCGTCCAAAATGTTTATGTTGTCGAGATTGGTCTTCGTTTTCGTGTCATATCCGAAGCTGGCCGCTGCAATAGTCGGGTCTAGCTGCTCATGATGGATATCGCCCCAAGTGATGGCTCGTACGCGCTGATCGGCGAAGCATTCGCCGTCCTGGACGAACGTGTTCAGATCTTGGAAGCTGCCATCATCTGATGCCGAAACAGGTCTCATGAAGACCTCACCGTCAGCATCGATTTCGACAACAGTGAAACCAAAAGTGTGATGAAAAATGCTCTTCTGCCCAGCCGCTCTGGCCGTGTAGTTGGGCATCGTTACTGTGCCTGTCGAGATCGCAAACCTCGGCTCCTGCCCCTGCAGACGGGGAATGGACTGAAGTGCAATACGGCTATGAGGAACGACAACATGACCGCCGTGATTTTGCGTGAGCCATCCGTTGAGAGGGTTCGCAGTCGTCGGCAAAATGTTCGCGCTTCCGAGATAAAGCACTTCGGACGTCAACTGCACGCGCTCGTGACAGAGGTATGGCGACAGCTCATTCGCATAAACATTTGCGTCGGCGGCATGATCGTCAAATAGCCCGAGCTGATACGTGTGCCCGCCGATCAAAATGCTCGCACCAATATGGCCTGCGTACGCTTCCATATTCTTCAGGAAATCGGCATGTACCGGGGTGTCATCCTGAGCGCTGGAAATTAGAAAGCGATGCACGGTGCCGAGTTCCAACATTGCATTGATCGTCGGCAACTCAGAAATGCGTGGACGCTGTTTTTTAGCTGGTTTTTCGTCGTTGGCGGGTGTTTCAGGTGCTTTGGAAGGCCAGATTTTTTCGACGGCTTCTGTTGCTGTTTTCGGACGTCGCGGCAACGTGCGTGGCTCATTCATCGTGAGCCAGATTTTTCGGCTTCCGTAGTATGTAAGTCCGAGAAACTCAGCGACCGCAGTGATTGGCACTCCGATTTGAAAAAGTGCGACCGCTTTGTCTTCGACGGTGTCCTGTTCAGCGATATATTTTTCGATGTCCAACTGACCGTCGAGTTCGCGATTGATGAATTCTTTGATTTTCTTGTTCGTTTTGCTTGTCATGTTTTTTCCTTTCCACAGTGACAAGCTTATTTTCGGTATGTATTGATCATTAATACAAGAACTTTTTTGCAATTAAAACAATGACTTGCAAAACACTTTGTTGACAACGCTTTAATGCATCTGATCAAAATGAGAGCTTTAGATGCCAAAAAATTTTCGGATAGCAGGTACAATAAATGCCATTATTACGCCGAAAACCGCCGACAGAGCAGCAATATATGCACGATCTTCTCTTCTAGCGGTCTTCAATTCAGCAACATCTTTTTCAATAGTTGATAATTTGGTCTGAACGGTCGAGTTGGTTTGGATAAATGTATCGAGCTTTTCTTCCATTCTTGCTTGAGATTTAATCACATCAAGCAATTCTTTGTTCGGGAATTCATTAGCCATCACGTTTTTCTCGTAAACTTGTTTATTGAGCTTACGAGAACACGATCATATGCAAGATTTAAGTGCCAATTTTACTTAAAAACGGTAGCTCCAAGCGCCGCAGCTGCCTTCCCGTTTTTTACGCCTAAATTTTTATAAAGGGCCTTCAAGTGAATTTTGACGGTGCCCTCAGCAATATTAATTTCGCGAGCTATGAGCTTTGAAGTCTGACCGCGTGATAAGCATTTCCATACTTCCATTTGACGCGCAGAAAGCCCGTATTTTTCAAGCCGATATTCAATAGCTTCATTATGATTTTCAGCGACGTCGGCTTCATTGTCTGAAACTTCTTCAGCGAATGAGAGCGGTAGATGTCGTTTGAACGTTTTTCCTGCGATAGCTTGGCCGATGCCATGAGACATGATATTTGCACCAGCTTTACGAGATATATAAGCTCTTGCGTCTGCCGATAGGAATGATAACGCAGCTGAATCTGACCCATTATCCGCGATTATCGCAAATTTTGCATGAGGGAATTCTTCGCATAAAAGAGCTACATTTTCAGGAGAAACGCACTTTTCATCGACAATAACGACGGCCATTCTCTCGCCGTATGTCCTAAAAATTGGCCGGAATTGCGCAGTTCGTGCCTTCTCTACAACTTCTTTTATTCCATGCTTTTGATTTAAAATGACTCTTAGCGCTATGCGGAAAAATTCATCAGAATGCACGATTAGCGCAATTTTTTCCGGTGCCGCAGTCAACTCGATTCCCCCAAGATATAATCAAATTTAATCGGATTTGGGCTTCCGCACAACAGCGGTATCCACAAGCGCAGCACCGAGATCAAACCTTTCCGTCGACCCCATCGTCAACTTCGTTGACACGCTATCTCGACGTCTAGCGCTGCTGTCCCGTATTGACCCACGAGCAGGCTGCGACATGCGATCACGCCTCGCCTGCTCCTGCGCTTGCAATCTCATGGCTTGTAGAGCAGCCAAGATTTCACTCGAATTTTCTACGGTAGTATCTGACATCGTAAATCCTAACTTCCGATAATAACATTTTGAGGTAGCCAAATCGGTGAACAAGTGACCGTCAGCTGGCGTGTAAGAAGGTCTTCTTCGAGGATCGGGCGGACGTCCAGCTCGATACGCGTCGGCATACCCTCGATCACGGCGATGGGGTCATCCTCATAGAGCGCCGCGGATCTCTGGTCGGCATAGGGATTGATGATGTCAACGGTATGCACGCGCCCCGGTAACTGGCCGGAAATCGTTGGTGTCGAGGGGTTTGGGTACGTCATCGAGTATGTGATGTCGCCCGTTTCTTCATCGAACTGGTCATCAGCGACTGGCGGTGTCGAGCCGTCGCCGAGGCATGCCAAAACCGTGATTTCGGCATATCTCTTTGCGCCATCGGCAACCAGCTTCACCGATGAAATTTTGGCAGTGATCTCACCGATTTTCCGGTTTTCTACGCGGCAGACATCTCGACACGTCATCGAGCGAGCGAGTTCCCAAGGAGCCTGAAAGCTGATTTCTAGACATCTGGCGCGAACAAGGACCCGCCGATGAAGCATGCGGATCGCATAGCGGACGCTTCGGACACCCCGGTTCGTGTCGAAATATCGCGCAGCCGTAGGTATGATCGCACCTTTCCGAGCGATGGACGTCCATTTTGAGAAGTCGAAAATTGGCTGGGCGGTGTGTGCGGTGATACAGCGCCATTTTCGGCCGTTATAAATCACCTCGTCGCCCACCACGTATTGCATCGGCATACCAGAAATCGGGTCATACATTTCCCAGAGTGGTGTCGATGGGTCGATATTCAGAGCGGCTAGATTGATGACGTCAACCGTCTCGCTTTTGTCATCACCGAGGACATTTTGCTGCGCCACTGGCATAGTGATAAGCAGATGGTCCTCACGCTGCTGCTGAAAATCGTAGCCGAGGCGGATTTGAACACCGACGGTTGCAGCCTGCAACAACACTTTTGCAGCAAGGATATCTGGATCATTCAGCGTGTATTTTTCGCCGATGACATCAAACTCATCAAGAATGCCATGCGGATTCAAATATGTGACTTCAGATTCAGCGACATGCCATCCAGTATTTTCGCCGACCGGAGTTCCCGGATGCGGAAGGCTCTGCACGAGATCCTGCCAGCTGTAAGTGTCGATTGGTTCCGAAATCACAGGAAAAGTCTGCACGCCCTTGGCTTCTTGTGTCCACGAAGCAACCAGACGCATGCGCGTGGATTTACGCGGCGGATTGCGTAGAGCCACGCTTAAGGTGTCTTCAAAGCCATCCTGATTTACAGCGTGAACGTTGTCTCCCTCGATCATCGAAACTCGCTCGATAGCCAAAGTTTTCCGATCCCACCGCCACAATTCTGGACGGCCAGCGAGTGCAGACATCGGGTCATCCCGAGCATCACGCGGGTGAAACAGGCCATCGTAAGTCTCGAATTTTTGGCGGTCTGGAAGAGGACCATCTGGATCATATCCGTCTTCCTCGCCCGTCCTTAAAGCGTTCGCAGCCGCTTTCAAAACAGCATCTTCGTCAGGCGGTACGCACTGAAATCTCAATGTTAAAGTCTGTTGGCCAAGCTCTGAAGGAACGGCAATGACGCGTCCGCGAGCTAGCTCCACCGCGACGGGATCAGACGTCAGCTTCTCCGAGAGAACCGCATACCGCTCATTGCGACCGAGACCAATCAGGCCGAGGCCTGGATGTGGAATCTCGACTTCAAAACCGCTGACAATGATATCGCCCTCTTCTTGCTCGTAGATCGAACCACGAATGCAAAATTCGTCTTCCCGCGCATGCATTGAGGGATTGAAAGGTGTGTTCCATGCGGTGAGCCAGCTGAGATAGAGCATCAGACGTCTCCCCCTTCTTCCTCAGCTGTCAAACTCCAGCTCACGTCGGCGTTTTGCTCATGCGTTGAGACCGTCCAAGGTTCGGTGACAAAAAGCTTCAGGATGGGTCTGTAAAAAATTCTTACAGGCTCGCTAGCCGCAGCGGTCAGCGTGACAACACGACCCGAGACCGAGAAAGGGACACTGCCAAAATTCTTGGTCAAACAGCGTACTGACCCTGGATGCGGACTGCGGATCAGCGTGCGCGACGCAGCACCTTGCTGGATGACATCGCTCAGCTCTGAAGGCGGAACCAGCGTAAAGGTCGCCCCTGGCCACAGGTTTGAAAGCGCCGGCGGCCGCATGTCTTCAGATGATGAGATCGTGCACGAAAACAGCTGGAATTCTGGGGCTGCAAGATTGCGAGCGCGACCGTTCCACGAGCGAACGATGGATGCAGATTCTTCAATCGGAGATAGCTCGGTAGTGAGACCCAAAGCTGTTTGCCATCCGATAGCGAGATCTGTGGACACGAGAGATGTGGTAATTGGAAAATCGGTCATTAATACCCCCTTTGGTTGATACCATTGAGGGTTTGCTTCATTTTCCTCGCGGTAAGTGGATCAGCTTGCAAAGTACCGAGATCGCGACCATTGAGCGACAGGTTGACGTCTATCGTCTCGTTGTTTTGCTTGATCGGCTTGAAGTTCGGATCGGCCATGTATTGTCGAGGATCAGGAGCGCGATGACCAGCACCTGACCAAACGTCAATGATACCGCCTGGCATCATTCCCTCAGGAGCCATGCCCATGCGCGTGTTCACGCCACGAGAGCGAAGGTAATCGCCCTTCCTCTTTGTATTCCAGCGAGCGTAATCCTTGGCAAAATTGGCGTCGTTTATGGTCTTCCAGCTTGCAGTGTTCCGATTCCAAATGTCGTCGTCGGCGGCCTGCATGCCACTCCATTCGTAAGCTTTTTTACCGAGCCAGTTGCCAGCCATGCCTCCGCCCACGGCTGCGACACCAAGGACACCAGCTTTAGCTCCAAGCGATAGGCCTGCAGCACCTGCGGCTGCACCAGCTCCACCAGCCAGAGATGCACCTCCTGCGGCTGTAGCGATAGCACCGATGCCCTTTGCCAGCGCTCCGCCACCGCCCATGGCAAAGAGGCCGCCTACTGCTTTCCCAAGCAGGCCAATCGCGGTCGTAGCAGCGCCTATAACACCGATGAATTTGAGCATTCCCACGACCAAAAGCATGGTGGTGACGTCGGTGTTGAAGAGGCTGGCAATCGGCTCAAGCAGGCCGTGGATATAGGAAAGAACCCCCTTCACGACTTCCAGAGCAGCCATGAAATCTGCACCAAAAGCCTTTGCTTGATCTCTCAGATCGTTGAGCCATTTGAATTCTGAGGCATCCTGCCCGCGCAGAACAGCATAGAGGTCTTTCACGAATTTTATCGCAGTCTGAATGCCGTCGCGGATCGCATTTAGCCATTCGAACCGCGAATTGCCGCCGTCCCACAGTTTTTTGAGTTCACTGTACATGTCGCTTATGAACGTTCTGGCAGTCTTCAACTTGTCGAAAAGAGTGTCGAGCCACGGCGTTTTGAAGCCTGTGCGTTTACCCTGAAACACCGAAATGATGTCGGTGACCAAATTCCGAGCATAAACGAAACCAGCCTTGAGAAGTCCCGCGATCTGAGTGCGATACCGAACCATGAACTCGGTCATAGCGTTCGTGCTCTCGGTGAGCAGCGGAAGCACTTCACGAGCGACCGCCATACGGACTCCAGCTATAGAACGTCGAAAATTTTCGGCTGACGTCGCATATGCTGCGCCGATTTCGGTGTCCTTTTTCGTAACCACGCCGCCCAGACGCTCCAACTCTTTGCGGTAGTTTTCGATAGCCGAGCGGCCACCTTCAAGCAGCGGGGCCATTTTCGCGCCCGCGTCTTCACCGAAAAGCTGGATCGCGAACCGCAAACGCTGGGTTGGATCTTCCACTTTCTTCATCGCATCCGAAAGTGCAAGCAGACCTTCCATGCCGCCTTTAGAGGCTTTTTCGACATCAAGACCAAATTTTTCGAGACCGAAAAGCGCCTCCCCAACAGGACCAAAACTTTTCTTCAGGGTCTGCTCAGCTTTCTCTAACTCTGCTAGCTCTTTGCGCAAGCGGTGAACAAACTCGGCGGTCTGCAGGTTTCTTCGTTCGTACGGTTCCGCTCGCGCGATGTAGTTTCTAAGCGTGGCTTGACGCTCCTGCACACCCGCTAGCGATGACATTCGAGCTGACCCCACTGCTTCGCCAGCCGACTTCAGTCCATCTAAATTGCCTGCTCTAAGCGAGAAAATGGCATCTTTTCGGGCGTTGTCTTTGAAAGCTGAAAATTCATTGTTTGCTTCGGTGATTTTCTGCCTGATGCCAAGAAACTCGCTACCGATCTTCGACAGACCCTTGATGATTTCTTCGCCTGGCACACCTTCATTGGCACCAGCAAAGCCGAGAACCGACAGATCTTCAGGGCTGACACCCAGAGTCCGCGACTGACGTGAAAGCTGATCCCACTCGGTTGCCGTATCTTTTGACATTTTGATGGCGGCTGCAGAAACTGTAGTGAGTGCGGCTACGGCCGATGCAGCACCGATAGTGATGCTCTTAAAAGCTGTATCCGCGCCTTTTTTGATCGCGCCGAAGCCTGCTCCACCGACCGTGAAAGATACGGTTTTCAGCGTTGCAAGAGCCTTCTTCGACTTTTCGATGTCTTTCTGGAAAGGCTCAAGAGCGCGAGCACCGGACTGGCGGATAGATTGGATATTTTCGCGTGCAGATTGCTGTATTTTACGAAAGCCGGAAGCAGCCTCAGACATGCCGCCCAAGCTGAACTTCGTTTTGATTTCCGGCGTAAAGTTACTCATCCCTTGTATAGCTCTTCCATCATTTTTTGATCGCCGCTCTGATGAATCGAAATGGCTTGTGCCAATAGAATTCGATGGTTCTTTTCATCGCGACGAAGGACCCGAAGCTTCATCATCAACTGACGCGGTGAAAGATTTAAGCCCGAATTTCCTGTTGCGTTTTCGTAGCTGATTGCATCTTTCACCATGCCGACGAAGCTGCCTGTCAGATTCAGGCCGCCTTTTCTGCGAGGCTTCGTAAACCTTACTTTTTCGGCAGAATTCCGCTGAGAGCCGACGCGATCTTCGTAAAAAAATCTTCGAGACTACCTTCGCCAAGCGTCACTTTCACAGCCGCAGAAAAAAGGCCGAGTGTCAGATCATCTGGTTTCGTCGTGATGAGATTTTCAAAAGCGACGTCGCCTTCTTTGTTGCTTGGGCATGCAATGAAAGCGGCCGCAGCTTCAACACCGGAATCCATAAAAACGTCGATGAGCGAAGGCTGAAGTTCTTCAGGCAGCAAGTTGCCGTCGACGTCTAGTTTTGGTTCAAAAAGATCGATTAGCTTTGGAAAACGCTTTACGAGACGAAGGCATTCCAGGATCGTTACTGGCCTGAGCTGAGTGTGTTTCCCGAGGATTTCGACAGTTTGAAAAGAATGGTCGACGGCGCTTAAGAGGTCGTCGATTGATGTAACATCTGGGCGTACAGTAGCGTTCATTTTTGGCTCCTTAAATATGAACTTTCAGAAAAAATATTGGGCGGCGAGAATTGGCCCGCCGCTATGGTCTTAGGTTCAGGCTTTCGGGATAGAACGAACCTGACCATACGACTTTCCATCGGCTTTGCCGGACGTCGCATAGACGGAACCCTGAACAGTGAACTGGTTGATGGCTTCAGTATTGAACGCTGGAACCGCTCCGCTTGGGCGCAATTCGACATCCCAATACGTCTGCTCCATCTCCTCGCCGTCGCCGCTTTCGCTGGTCACACTGATGAAAACGAGTTCACCGCGCACACCAGCGGTAGACATCAGTCCGAGATCGAGAAGACCTTCACTTTCCGTAATAGATGGCAGCGAATACTCGATAATGGCGTCGCCCGTGAAACCCGAAGGAAGGGCAATAATCTGTACGAAACCCGTGCGATGGACAGTGTAGTGCTGGTTTTCTACGAGATCAGTGTCTGCGCCATCAGAGATTCCAACCACGGTCGGTTTAAAACCTGGAATCTTGATTGCGTCGCCGACCGAAACATCTTCAATGGTATGCGTTCCAGCAGTTACAGCAGTTTGTGTGAGCAATTTCTTATTCGACATGAAAAGGATTTCGTAGCCGATTTCAGTCCAGCTCTCGCACACAAAACTGATCTGCCCGTCTTTCGTAGTAACGTACTTCTTAAGCAAACGACGGTCGCCGAACTCTTGCGTGAAGGATTCAACCTCGGTCAGATTCGGAGTGAATTCCATCGAAGCTAAAGCACCAAGATTCACGTATTTGTTTGTGCCATGCTTTTTGAAAACCAACTGTCCGCCGTTGAGGCGCTGCTTGTCGGTAATCTGCTGGAATGCATATGTTGCCATTTTGTTCTCCAAAAAAGTTATAGAATGGTGGTTGGATCGCTGTCAGTCGTTCGGACTGAGCATGAATAGTTTAGTGTCTGAGTGAGGATCAAACCGTCTTCAGTCGGCTGCCCTGTCGGTGCGCCAGAACCGAGATACTGCCAAGAAAGCAGCTTACCGACACCCAATGCTGACGGTTTCACAAGCGCTTGCTCGGAAACAACCGACAATGCGTCCAGTGCGTGTTCAGCATTGGGAGTTTCATCGTGAACGCTCAGCGTCACCGCTATCTGAAAATCACGCTTGAGCTGCCTGTTACCTGGTGTTCCATTAGAACCAGAAACAGACGCCGTTTCCGAAACTGACACGATAGCCAGAGGAAAATCGTTACGCTGAAAACTACGTAGAAGGCGGCTGGCGGGATGCGCAGAAACGAGGTCAGGGAGCGCTGAAAGCACTCGAATAAATCCCTCTCTTACTTGCGTCTTTACATGTGTCATTAGCCGATACGCTCGCCGATTAATTTGATCTCGACTTGAGCGTACCCGTCACTTTTGCAAGATTCTATTCTGTATCTGCGACCGTTGATTTCGAGGACATCATCGTTATCAAACAGCAAATCAACGGGTCCCGAAGCACGCCCCGGTGCCAGCCTTTTCGCATCTTCTATGAGTACGAAAGCTGTAGGTTGGGCTTCCTCAACTTGTACACCTGCCGCATCAACCGGAGCATAAGCATCGTTGAAAATAAGCTGGATCGGCAGCACGACGTCGCTGTCGTGCTGATGCCAGAAATGACTTCCTCGCTCACGAAAAACGCGGTTGGCTGTCCTTGCGAGCGTGTTGAAAGCGGGGTGTTTGGACATCAGGCACCCCCGTCAACTTTCGCGATCAGCCCAGAGACGACCTGTTGCAACATGCTGATCTCGCGGTTCTGTCGTTCGATGATGGTTTGCAGCAGTTCCCAGTTTCCATTCGCGACGTCGTAATGGACAGTTTTCTGGGTCATGGTGCTGGTGCCAGGAGCAACCTTTCCAATGTAATTCAATGTCTGGAAAGTCAGCCCGAAGATGCCATTCAGCTCCGAAGAACCCAACTCAACGGTGTGATTTAGCCCGTCCCAACTGCGAACGATCACGCGGACGAAACCGCCGTAGACATCAAAGCCGACATCGGGCATCCCTGCCAAATTCAACTGATCAACGACATCTCGTACTCTCAAGCTAGAGCCTGCAGGAATAGAATATTGTTGGCCATCAACATTAATATCAAATGTTGATGTTGCCGTTACTCCATATTGTCCTAAATTCGTTTCCTCGGTCAGTAAGTTAATTCCGAATAGATCAGGATACATATAGGCGGTATTCAAAATACTAGGGTTCTGATCAGTTTCAATTCCACCCAACATTGTGATAACGTTGTTGAGAATATCAACTTCATATTGAACTCGTTGTAGATTATCGTTCACCGTTTCTGGAGATGTATCCATCCAAACTCGGTTCGCAATAATCGCATTCGGTTCGTCTATTTGCACCGATTGTCTAGTGAGATTAGACAATCCAAGCACCGACCAAATGTGTCGATAATCAGAATGGGTGCTAGGAAACGAAATTTTGAAGCCGTCATATAGTGGAATGCGGATCTGTCCTGCAAAGATTTGCATAGCTCCGTAGAAGCCATGCTCGCTCGCAGCCATCATGAATTTATTGGTGATCTCGTTGAGTGTATCCTCTGCTTCGACTTCAAAAGAAGCGACCTGGTCATTCACCGAAAACTCGACGCGTCCCAGTGTTGAGTTGAATTTTGAGACAGGCAGATCGTATGAAAGCCAGTATCCGGACATGCCGTAGAGATACGGCGCGGTGAAACCGCCAATTGCCATCGAAACTGCATTCTGGAAATCTTGGACAGCAGTCGTTCGGTCGGCTAAATCTGAAAAATCGCTTTCAAGCGCATCTACACGGCCATCCAGCTCGGGATCAGCGCCACCAGTTGCAGTTGGCAAAATGGGATTCAACATGGCTTAACCCTCCAGCACGTAAACAAGAGCAGCCTGGTCGGCCGAAAAATGAAGAGTGCAACCAGCATCCACGCTGAAGCTAAAATAGCCGCCTGCCGCGAGTGGCATGCCGAAATCCGGGGTGAATTCTTCGCCGGCGACATCCGCGTAAAAAAGGACGTCGGACGTCGGTTTGATCTGCACGAGAGAGGTGAGTGGGGAAACCGTGTGCGAAGCTGGCGTCGCTGCAGCTACAGAAATCTGGCTAACATTCATGCTCACAGCGCTCGGTGCTGGATGTGCTGGAAGTGCCCCGTTTGGCGCAATAGCGGTTTTTACGACGGGTATCGTCATCGAAATTCTCCTGAAAACTGTGCCCTTAAATGAAAAGCAGAGGGTGAGAGGAGCCACCCACCCTCTGCTGAAGCCCGCGCTAAGGAGGTGAAGCGCGGGGATCTGCGGATTATTTCTGCTTGATGCGAACGATGGCCTTTGGAAGAACGGCGTAGTAAATAGCGTTCTGTTCGGTTGCGAGATCAACACCGCGACCGAAATCCATAGGCTCAGACATCATGTAAAGAGGCAGGCCGATGGTGTTGGCAGCCTCCATCGTGTCAGCTGGTGCAAAACGGCTCTGGAAGAGGTTCTGCGAATTCGGAACGAGATAGCTCTCGCCTTCGGTGATGAACTCAACAGATCCGACTGTGTTGTTGTGATAGCTAACGACTTCGATGTCGTCGGCGATCATGAAGCCCTTGCGATTATCTGCTCGCAAGAATGCGCCATCTTGCCAACGCTCGTAAGCAGCTACGATGCTTGGATGGCTAGTGATTGCTGAGAAAATCGTAGGCGTGCAAACCAGCTTCCAGCCGCTGTAAAGCAGAGTTCCGCCGATGGCCTTTTCACCCTTGCGCTTAGCGGCGATCAGTTCATCACGAAGGTTGATGGACACGTCAGTGAAATCGATATCGTGCGTGTTGCGTGATACCTTAAATTCCTGATGCCAGTCGTAAATTACCGAGCCGTCTGCATCACGCAGAATGCCCGAAATAGCGCCAGCTTTTGCAAATTCTTCGGTTACGTCGTGATTGTCACGCATGCTGACGTATTTCTCAGCAAGCTTGGCTTCAACTGTTTCAAATTCGCTGGATGAGCCGAAAGCCCGAACGCCCTGGACTTCCGTTGCCTTTATCATGTCATAGTGCGGATAGTGTGGGATAACGAAAGAGCGAGCTTTACGCTTCGGATTTGCCTGACCTTTGCCGACAGTTCCGCGAGCCGCTGAAGGAATGACTGCAAGACGGCCTTCTAGCTCTTCAACGATAATCGAAGTTGTGTTCACGCCCTGCCCATTCCAGTTGAACCACTGGCCGAGCTGGTGCGGCTTTTCAGGGATCATATTCACTGCAGACGTCAAGCTCGTAAAGCTGAAAAGGTCGCTGTTGAAAATGTTTGCGAGATTACTCATATAATTTCTCCAATTATGTTCTTGCTTTGTTCTTAGATCGTTTCGCGGGCTTTCAGACCCTTACTGGCTAGCAGCGGCTTGACGTCATCGAGGGTGAGAGATGGATCGAGGATAAGTTCGGAATCCTTGACTTCAGCATCTGCTGTGATAGCTGCGGCATCGGCATCACCGAGCGTTGCATCGGTGTAGCGAGCAACGATAGCGAGATCGCCTGTCAGACCGTCAGAGCCATCGTCTAGGTTCGTCGCGGTTGCTAGCTCATATTTTCCAGCGAGCAGGACGACTACAGAGCCAGGCTGATAAACTGCAGTTGACTGTTTCAAAGTGATAGCGTCTCGGCTTCTAAAGCCGTTTGCTTCGCTTAAAAGGAATGCTTCGTCGCGAGGACCCATTGTTAGTTCTGGCATGTAAATTCTCCAAAATTCGAGTTTGTTGATGCTTCGACGGCCCCTTACTTGAGGCCGTTTCTGCGTGCGTAGATTGCGGAAGTGTCGAGCACCGGAGCAGCCGAGCGCTTGCGCGGCTCGATGTCGGATGCTTTCGAGCCAAAATCCGAAGTCGCAAAACGAGCTGCGATGGCATCGCCGACAGCTTTACGGATCTTCGAAGAACGAACATTCATCTTAGCAAGATCTGTGACGAGCTGGCCGAGGCCGTAAGACTTAGCGACAGAGCGGATAGAACGGATTTCCTGCTCTTCCTTCTCTTCGTCGTCCTCTTCGTTACGCTTTTTGCGCTCGTCCTTCGGCTCATCCTCATCTTCATCAGCACGCTTCTTACGCTTTCGCTGTTCCTGATCTTCGTCGTCGTTGCGAAGTTTGCGAGCACGCTCAACGAGTTCCTCAGGTGCTTCATCACCGAGTTCAGCAACAGCATCCTCGACGGCGACAACGGCTTCTTCAACTGCCGCAACCGCGTCTTCCGCAGTCGTGATCAGGTCTTCTAAAGTGGATTCATCCATGTTTCTTTTCTCCATGCGTTTTGATTTTCTGGTGGGATTTTTGGCTTTCGAGGCCGTATTCTTCGGCTTATTGCGGAAGAAAATCGTCGGTGTCGGTATTGAGCGACCTGCTGACCGAACTGACGCATTCGGGTCAGCTCCGACTGCTACGAGCGATGCCTCATAAAGCGTCCAGCTAGTCGCATAAGCGACTGGGACATCACCGTCACGGTGCTCGATTTCGTAGGAATTCACGCCGTAGCCAGCCGAAATTTGGTTGTAATGACCATCAACAATATCGGCGATGAGATCAGCATTACGGCTGTTAAGAACCGCCGTTCCGTGGACTTCGGTGCCCACAGATCGGACGTCGTCGACCTTGCCCAAGATAGTGTTCACGCCCGAAAAAGTATCGTGACAATCGACCAAGGGCATGCCGACCGTACGTGAGAAATCGAGACCGCTAGCAAGCAGCACTTCATCGACTTCTATATATGCATCGTCGGCGTCGAGCTTTGGCTGGTCGGGATTTCTGATAGACGTACGAACTGGCGTCTCGGTCGATATTACGATGCCGAAAGATTTATGCTCGACATCAACCGAAGCTGGCACGCGAGCAAAAGCCCGAGTGCGCAGTTGTCCTTGAATTTGCTTAGGTTTCTTCGGCATCAATCGTCCCAGAAATGGATATCTGGAATGATGATGAGGGACGGTTTTGCAAGATTCTAGTTTTCTTTATTCAAATTTATTGTAAGAGACCAAACAAGTTTCTCGGGGGATATTAAATGACCAAAGGTCTTTGCACTGCTCTTGCTATTTTGTTCGCTTCTACTTTCCATGCAAATGCTCAGAGTAGTAATCAGAGAACGGCAACCATTAATCAACTAGTTGAAATGCTAAACAATGAATTGGAAGAAAATTTATCCAGCATAGGCCGAGGTATTGAGGTCACAAATATGTGGTTAAAAGTAAATGATAAAGAACCTATATACTGCCCACCAGAGAATTTCGTTATAAGCGGAAAACAATATGGGCAAATATTAAAGTCAACGATTGAGAAAAATCCGTCCGTCGGAAATTTTGACGTCCAATACGCCGGAATGGTATTGATAACTGGCCTAAGAAGCTCGTTCCCATGTCATTGAAACATGCGCGGTTTTGCTGGTGGAATTGACCGTGGTTTGGTTGAAAAAATCAACACCATGGAAACGTTTGCATAGCGAGTAGCAACGTGCCCAAAAATAAAAAGAAAACGCCGAATTTAATCAGGCGACTGTCAGAAACTGGATTGTTCCGATGATATGTTGGGAGCTGCCTTAATACTTCTTCGGCGCTCTGCATTAATAACGGCTGAACTATTTGACCGCGTGGCAATTCAATCTGCGTATAGCTCATACCATATTTTTTTCTAATTCTGTTGTGGTCAAAAACGAACAACCGAAGCGCCAAATAGTATGGCAACCGATTAATCCACCAACAGAAACCAAGTCCGAGCCGTATAAAGAAATTACGGTTCTTTCGAGCAACTTTGCCAAACTTATCATCAATGTTCTGCCATCGTTTAATTTCTGAAATTGCCCGATTTCTTAAGCTGACAATTTCCCTTCGCGAGTGAATCTCAAACAATTCCGTTGCTCGATAAACTAACGCTAAAGCCGAAAGAGCAACAAATATCACCCCAAAGAAACCGAGGTGCTTGTTATACACCTCGATATTATTACAGATGAATTCACACACCATCAGCGAGCGCAAACCTTATTCCAAAGCTCTGCAAAACCCTCGACCTCTTCTTCCGTGAAGACGCCAACCGTGTCTCCGCCCCCGATGTAATATTTCGGCCCAGTGAAGCCGCCGAAGCTATTCTTTGAATTCACCTTCCCGCAAACAACCGGCCCACCTATTTTGTAGGACACAAATTCGTCGCTGAACTTCGCGCTGTCTGGATCTTTAAGCTTCTTCAGCAAAATTCGTTGATTTGCGCGAATCCAGAGAAATTCCTTGGATTCAGAAAGCTTCTTGCCTTGAGCCTGGCCTTCAGCTTGAAAAGCGAATGAAGCAAGCGCGAACGTGATACATGCTGATACTAAAACAATCGATTTCAGAACAGATTTCATTTACTACCCCCGATTACATTCTTTTAATCCAATATCCGTTTTCGTATACATGGCAAGTATTATTCGGGGGCATCGCATGAACGAACAGTTCAGGATTTTTGTTGAAGGACTGCATCCAAAATTCGAAAAGCTAATGACAATGGAACCCGTCATTAATGGCAAGCTTCCCAAAAATATGCCTAAATCCGGCATCTACCTGTTCTCGGAAAACGGCAAACATCTTTATATCGGGCGCACTCGTAACTTACGAAGCCGTTATTCCCAACACTCGCGCCCGAGCAGCAAGCACAACAATGCGCCATTCGCTTTCAAACTGGCTAAAAAGCAACTCAATATCGGTAAGGCGACTTACAAACCTGGTGAAGGAAGTCGCCTCGGTCTGAGCGCAAATGTTGAGTTTGCTTTGGCCTTCTCACAGGCACTTTCACGAATAAGAGCCATGGAATTCCGGTACGTTGAAGAAACTGACCCGACCGCGCAGTGTTTGCTGGAGGTTTACGCTAGCGTTGCGCTTCAGACACCGCACAACGATTTTGAAACGTCATGATTTAATAACGCCGAATGAAGCCCAAAGGTCTTTCGCTATCCGCGAACGAACGAGCTGCTCATACTGACCGGATAGCGTCTCGTGTTGAAATCCTTGTTGCTTAATCTTTCGCATGCTGTCGATCCATCCAAAATCATAATCCGATGACTGATATTTGACTGAATGACAACGGCCTGATTTAGCATCGGCGTAGCCTTCATCATACCAACGGCCAGCATATGCGCGTGCGTAAGGATTCCTACCACCTGCAACAGTCAGACGAGGTAAAGGCGTAGCACGCAATGTTTCTGCGTCATATGTCCCGAATCTTAAAAGCTGGATTTCACGTTCGGCTTGTGAGCGACCAGACCGCTGATCAAGCCATTCTTTAAAGAGGGAAATCATGATGTCCCTTCTAAAGCAGAAATTTCCACTTGCATTTCTTTGATTAGAACAAAGATATCAGCTGGCCAAATATCAATATTCATAAGTTCTATCCCATTATCAGCTTTTGAATAGCTCAGCCCTTTCCATTTGACGGTTGCGTTATCTCGAATATCTACACGCCCGTTGTGAGACATCGCGTTTCTCAATGCTCGACCAAATTTCCAGATTTCAGGCCATTCCTTCACCGAGCCGTGAACTTGCTCTATTTTTCGCTTATTGTTTTCATAAAAATTCGTAAAAAGAGCCTGACCTAAGCCAGATATAAAATGTTCCAGTACTCCTAAATTAAGCTTCAACCCACGACCCAAAGGAGAGGCCGGATAAAGGGTAAACTCGATTTTATCAGGCCATCCATTAAAAAGCATTGGAACGACAGTATCGTGGGGTGACCAGCTGAGGCGAACATCACAGGCTGCGCCATCAATTAAAGCGACGTCATCCTCCGCCCAAGGCCTAGGTCCCTTTTCATCCGGTTTGTATAAATCGAGCAAGCCGATGAAGCCATAAAGTGCTGTTAAGTAAGTAGCGATTGACTGAAAACTGATATCCGCATGACTAAATATCAACTTCGATGAGGAAGTCAGATCAACTTCCCGATCTGTGCTGCCCATTATCATTCTATTTGTCATTTTGCGTGCCCCCCAAACCTTCATGAAAGATGACTACGCATTAGACCATTAATTTTGCTCCTTCAATGTCTGTATTCACCAGCGTCATACTCCGCCAAAATTGCCTTCCGCTCTTCCTCCGACATCAGCTTCTCGTAGATCGGGTAGAGCAACTTCAAAAGCTTGGCTCTCGTCTGATCTTCACTGTTTTCCAAGTCAATATCTTCGACATCTTCACCGAATGAAGCCGCCACGCGCTTACGAGATGTAAAGCCATTCTTCACGGCTTCTGCGAACGCGGTTATCTCTTGCAACGGATGAATATGTCCACGCGCCGGAGCCATCCATTCAATTTCAAACAGGTCTTCCAGCTCTTGCCCCTCCGGTGGTTTCCATAGTCCATGAAGGACGGCGTAGCTCAGAAAGCGACGCCACACTGGCTTGCAAAACTGGTTGACGAAGAGGTGATATTGAATGCTTTCGATGAACCTCTGGGCTTCGAGCATTACAGCGCGATATGTGCGGTCGTTCAGTTTTTCAAAATTCATCGTAATGTGTTCGACAGCGAGTCCCATGGCAACCGCGAGGCCAGATAAATGCTCGCGACGGAAAACGCCGTAGTTGGCATCCGACTGGGTTTGTGGTGCGAATTCGACGTCGTAGTCGTCAGGCACGACAGCAAAAGTTCCGCGTTCAACGGGTACAAAATCCTCCCCGTTTTCGTCAGTTTGAGCACCTATATTTTCTTTTGGCTCATCGCTAGAAAGTCGAGGTTTCTTAAAAACGCCAGCGAAGCCAGCTTGTGTAAGCTGCTTCTCAACTTGAGCTTCGTCACTAGTACGGATGCGATCTGTAATATTGAGAGCGGAAGCACCCCACGGATATCCTCGGGAGTCGGACAGGCGCTCTGGCATGTAGATATGAAGCACATCCTCAGCAGAAACTCTTCTTGGAATAAGCGACTGCTGCCCTGTCCCTTGCCAATCCTTAGGATGAAAATCGTATAGCCAATAGCCTGAAGGACGCTCTATGACATCACGTTCGACGCCCGATACAATCCAATTGCCGTTCGGTGCTTGTTGCGTATAGTCGAGCGGAAGGTGGTCGGCTTCAAGCATTTGGAGCTGGAAATTAATACCGCTGCGCATATCCCCGTCGCGGCGTTCACGGAAGCGGATCAAGGCTTCGCCGTCGCGCGGTATGACAAATCCTGCTACATACTGAAGCCCGTAGAAATCCATGCGGCCACGCACGTCAGCCTCTTTCTGCCAACGATTCCAGAGCTTTAGAAGAGCTTTGTCCTTGATTACGGGTTTGATCCCGTAGTGCACACAGTTGTTTGCAACCTGTCTACAAGCCTGCCGATAAAATGAATCATTGGCATACATCCAACGTGAGCGACGTCTAACTTTCTCGATCTCAGAATTGTAGCCGTTCGGACCGACATCAACTGCATGCTCTATTGTCTTCGCGTTCGAAGCAGCCTCGAAAAAGCTCTTAGCGCTTTTGAAAATATTGGAAAAAATGGATGACCGAACGCTGCGCGCATGAGTACTGATCCGTCTGGATTTCGGTGCTGAGGTGCGTGTTTGCGCTTGCTGAGCCATAGCTTAGTACCCCCTCTTTACGACGAAAGGGATAAATTTGACTGCAGATTTCCTGCGCTTTCCGTCGAGATCGTCGATGCGTGAGTAGAGAGCTGCGAGAAGCTTCTCGGCGTTTTCAAAATTTGTATATGAAAGGGAGCCACCAGCTGGATAAGAGATCGACTGCGCGCCAGATGCCAAGCCTTCTTCAAGTGCGAGGATCGCATCCGTGCATTGTTCACGTGTCCAAAATCTAAAAAGCCTCATCTACCAAACTCCCATTTACCAACGCCTCGCGGTTGATCCGACTATGCGGCCGCTTTGTTTTTTCCGCTTAAGAACAGGCCTTGAAGCCACCGTTGGCACCTCATCCTGAGCAACGGCACCGTACCGCTGCGGGTTTTCAGCTGGAGATTCATGTTTTGTTCTAGGAGCACTAGGACGGACAGGGACAACAGCTGGCGCGTCCTCCAGAAGCTCGCCCGTTTCGGGGTCGTGCGGAGGCAACGCATCTTCTATACCGAGCCGCTTAGCTGCAAGATTCAAGTCGCGGAATTCACGCACGGATGCCTGCAGTCCGCAGAGTGCGGCATAAGCGTAAACAAGACAGTCCCATTCTTCACCCGTGTTTGTGGATTTCTTGCGCTGCCAATGACGCAGACCCTTTTTGTCGAGGTGAAGTTTTTCAGCACTCAGTCCGTCAAAATAACTGTCGGCGGTAGTTGATGGGAAAGTCGCCGCACCGGGGCCACGAATAGTCAGCATTCGGCCGATGGCGTCTTTCGCAAGCTGTGTGTCGACCATATACCAAGAACTGCCATTTCGTGTGCTGCGGCTCACTTTGCGTGGCCAGACGGACGTCGAGCGTTTGCCCTTCGCGATGTTGTTGCCTTTTACGGCCCATACTCTTTTCGATGCTCTGGATTTCGCGAAGGCCTTCGTCTGGTCTCCATACGTGCCGCCAAGATCGATAGCACTAGCCGAAATTTTCATTTCACTGCCGTCCGCTTTCCTAAAACGACGGTTGATGATCTCGTCGAGTTCGGCGTCGGCATCGGCGTCGCCGGGCTCTCCCAAGATCACTTTATGCATGATCAAGCGAGGCATGCGCTTTTTATTCCATCCGACAACGCTCACTTCACGCGATGCGATGCTGTCAGAATTCCCGTCTTTCATACCTTCTTTATTGGTTTGGGTGTCACCGCCGAGCGTCAGCACCACGACGTCATTAGGCACCTCTGCGCGATAAGGAATTCGGAGGGATTTCAGGCTGTCGGTGTCGATGCTCTCGCCGCCGAGGTCATCCCAAGGCTCCGCCAAAACGTTATTGATAAAGCGCTTCAGGAGTTCTGTGTCGCCTTGGGCGTCAAGCCACTGTTGAGCAAGGATCGTCCATCGCGCTTTCGGAGCTGAGGAGTGCCAGGCAGGCCAATGATAGCCGCGATGTCCCGGTCTGCTCGGTATAGCAGTCGGGACGAATTCCCCAGCTTCTATCATGTCCTCCTTATGATGCTCATCTATGCGACAGCCTTCGGCTTCGCACTGATACCAAGCTTCTACGATATGGCCGTGTTCGTTCGCCTTCCAACGAAAGCCGTAGTCCGTTTTCGCCGAACCCCATTTGAGGTACTGACTGGCACCACAATGTGGACATGCCACATGTAGACGTCGCTGATCAGAGAGCTGCCACTCTCGCCAAACAAGTGACGTTTCGCGTGAGAGCGGTGTCGATCCAACCCATAGCTTGGAGTCGATGAAAGCAGTGCCACGGTCGCGGTAAAGTGCGAGTTTGTCGGCTTGAGATTTTTCGCCCTTAGACTGCCACGCTTCAGCATCGACCTCGTCGGCCATCTGCCATTGTGCGCTTATTCGGCGGAAAGCGTCGTCACTAGCAGCACCACGGAAATACAACTGCGAACCATTATTGAAGCGATGTTCGTCCCAAGTATCTTGAACTTCGCCCCTGCCCGGCGTTCGACGGATGCCCGAAAGGACATCAGAAAAATGTGGTTCGATTTGATCTTTGTAATAGCCCTTGGCGTCGTCGTCGGTCGGTTGGGTGAGGATGGCTTTCAGCGCGAGGTAGCTAATGCCGTAGAACAGCATAGCCTTCAGAAATGAAGACCAGCCAACTTGGACGCCCTTCAAAACCGTGATCTGGTCAACTTCTGGATCAAGGGCATCGAGCGCGACAGGACGCTGAAACCCATTCAACCTCATGTTTCCGGGTCTGAATGTGGCCTGCTTGGGCAGTTCGATGCTGTCGTAAATCCATTCAACGGGATCTTTAAAAGGTGGAATCTGAAGCACTTCATTGCGTAGATTATCGAGTGCATCGTCAAATGCGACGGCACCTTCAGTAAAATCAAGCTGGTCAAAAAGGGTCTCATCGAGCATGCCGATTACCCTTCAGCAGTCTGAAAATCCCGATCTACGCGAAGGGCTTTCAGTGTAGAGCGAACCTGTTCGTCAGCTATTTCACGGACTTTTTGAGCAACTTTTGCATCGATACGACCAGCAATGGCATCTGGAAGAGACATGAGACGACTGCGAATTTCTGCGTAGTCAGAAGCAATACGATCAACGACATGAGAAACACGGACTACTGTTTTTACAGCTTCTGCAGCTTCCAGCTCAGTGATGATCGCTGCAGCAACAGCGCGACGTCTCTTTGCTTCATCTTCGGACGTCTTACCGTCCAAGCCAGTGGCTCCGAGCTTTTCAGCAGCCGCATCGGCTGCTCGTTTTTCTAACCAGCGCACAACATCAGCGGTATCAAAAGCCCAAGCTTTACCGAGATCCCGATCAGCTTTTTCGACGTATGGAAGCCCGAACTTCAGCCAGTTTGAAATTGTATTTCGATCTCGGTCGAGAAAATCAGCAAGCTCCTTAAGAGACACCAGCCTGTTTTTCGCGGCAGCACGTCGAGATGATGAGATGTTACATTCTGTCTGGTCTGTGCTGATTAGCCTGGAAGAATTGTAACCAGAATTCAGCACCTGGACGTCGGATTTTTTCCTCGCCATCTTTGCTCCAACATTTCAGAAAACTCCTGAAAACATTGGGCTTCATGGCGCTGCAAGATTCTAGATCAGATTTGAGACTACTGGAGGGGTGCTGATGATGAATGCCTAAAAAAAATTTTGGAAAGAGCGACAGGGTGCGGTCGCCAATTACCCGCATTCCGCCGGTGGCGCTCAGGGTCCCATCGACATTTTTTTATGAGACCATTCATCCAACTGACGCCCTTAGTTCATCTAGTGATGCGATATTGTATTCAATCTCTCTACCAAAGCTATTTCTTCTCGGATCTTTGAGAACATAAATCATACGGTCTTTAAAATTGTCTCTATATTTGTCGGAGAAACACGGAGGATAGTCTTTCCTCAAGATGTAAACATTTTGGTCTTCAGTTTTGAAAATGTTGCCGCCTGAAGAATTGATAATCATCGAACTCACAATATGTATTGGGTATTCGTGGTCGCCACCAACTAATCCGACAATGCGGTAATTGCCGTCAACACTGATAATCAGCCATTCTATGAGATTAATATCGTCATTAAATATATCCATATTTGCATCCTCGTCGTTGCTTACACATACCTTGCAGTGTAAAACTGTCGGCCGCAAACAATAACGACGTATATTAGCAGATCGGAAGAATAATTCTTATTTTACACCTTCTGGATTTTAGTTGTCGTGGCCAATTATTGGCGTTGTTCATGGAAAGCCCAGCGTCACATTCCAAGGAATTTTTACTTATTCAAACGTTTAATAACAGCTTCTAATAAGGCTTTTGAGTGTGAAGCTATTTGCTTGCTATAAGTAGCAGCATGCTCATTCACCTGATTAACTTTATCGCTATTAACAAATGATATTAAAGGAACTTGCTTATTCGGATCTCGTATTAGAACCAAACAGTTTTTCGGCGAAATAGGCATCCATACTTCTGCACTCATACTGGACAAGCCATTTGAGCCTCCGTTTCCAATACGATAACAACAAAGGCTGGACAAAATAAACGAGGACTTGCCTTCCGTTCTAACCCACCTAATATTATAATTCTTTAGAACATCATCAACTAAAGTCATGGGTAGTGTTTTAGCTTTAGCAATGATGTCTTTACCAATAAGATCCGTCAGATTGGAGTCCTTCAACATATTATTTAGATTTCTTATAATTTCATCTGACGCACTTTTAGATAAATCATTTATAGCCTCTAAAACTGTATTCCTCCCTACATCACTGTAGCTTTCACAATTTCCGAATTCTGGTGTACGCTTCAACATCTCTATCACCAAAATTTTCAATTTATTCGAAGTGTCTGCAGTAATCACTGGAATACGGTTTTTAGTTAATTCTTCATTTAAGTAAGGAATTATTTTGCTTAAATTTTCATCGATAGGACCGTAATATTCCCTCTCAAGTATATCCGATTTCTTTCCCTCGACACTAATTGTATACAAATCTTTCTTTTTAAAAGTTGTTTTTATATTTCTGATAACGGGATCACCATACAAGCCGCCCTCACCTCTCTCAGAGAAGAAAACTTGCGTTCCCATCCCGTCAACGGTGAATGACTTTTGAAATGTCTTAGGTAAATAATGGTGTTGCTTACTGCGACTATCGCCTGACATGTAATCTCGCTATTCAACAGATAAACACTGACCACGAATCAATGTTTTAACTTACAACGAACACCGCCGTCACTTACCTTTAAAATATGCGAAATTACACATGAAATGCGCAAGGGGTAGCTGTGTACCCTATTGAATTGAAAGCCTACGATCAAGAAATGGGCTGGTATAAGCTAGGAAGACGCCATTGAGAAAATAGCCAAGGATTGATACTTTCTTCACTCAGGAACTCTGTGAGGGGCTATGTGTAAGAAAACCGTGATTTGGGCAATCGCTTTTTCATTCGTTTCAACTTCAGCATTTGCCGATTGGCAATATACAAAATGGGGAATGACTACTGAAGAAGTTATCACAGCTTCTGGTAACAAAGCATCAAAACCAACAAAGCCAAATACCATCAAAGATGGTCATATAGTTAATTTGCTTTCCGCTCCATACAATACAGAACGTTTTAAATTTAAAGCAGATTTTTGGTTCGGTAAAAAAAGTCGCCAACTCGAAATGGTAAAACTTGATCTTATTGATTTAGATCAGTGTCCTTCTCTTATTGGCGAACTGAAAGGCATATACGGTACGGGTGAATTTAAGAAGTTAAGTTTCGGTGATTCATATAAATGGCGAGACCAGGAAAATAAAAACAATATATACTTATTGGATGTCCCTAACGGGTTCTGCAACTTAGATTATCAATCTATAGTTAAGCCAGGTTCGAAGGGATTGTAATGTATAAAATTTTGATTTCCTTCTCCGTGATTTTCGCCTCTTCCTATGCGTGTGCACAAACTCCTTATGGTTCTTGTTTAGAACCCGCGCAATATTATCAAGAGCGTTACGAAAAAAATGGCCAGGTTAAAGACATGGTTTGTATGCAGAAAGCTCTGGAGCGCGACTTGACGGATACGAGCAGCTACTCATGTCCAAACTCAGCACAATATTATCAAACCCAGTACGAGCAACATGGTCGTTCGGGTGATCTAGTATGCATGCAAAAGGCGCTCGAAGAAGAGCTTCAGTGAGAAAATTGCCAGCGGCATGTGGATGTTACAGGCACATACCGCTGGCATAATCATTTCTTCTCAAAATTCACGCCTGCAGCTTCTTGCAATTCCGCATTTGTAAAGAGGTTGTAGCCTTCTTGAGCAGCTTGCCGATGTAGGTCGGCCCAATATTTGTTGCGTCCTTGGTCATCTGGAGCCATGTCATACCATTCGCCCCATTCAAATATTTCATACTCCGCTTTGTGCTGCTTTATGTATTCGTCGGTTTTGTAAAGCATCTCCAAGCAAGTACGTCTTGACTCGGGATTGCAATCATACATTGACTTCATTGTTCCAGATAATCTCGCTGAAACAAGGTCGTCCGGCGCAATCTTGGCTTTTTTGATACCTATGTTTGCAGCGTTTAAATATACAAGTTTTTGATTGTCTTTATCACAATCCATGCGTTTATAAATATTCGGAGCCACAACACGATCTGGTTCACCATCTCCTTTGCTGAATCTCTCGATATCTATGCCACCTGAGTACCACGCATTTTGTGAAAGAGCAGAAATTACAATATATTTATCTTCAATATGGTCTTCGGATATTGTTTCATATGCAACTGACAGCGGCTCATCTTTAGGCTTCGCGCCATCCCGATACGATGGAAATTGCACGTAACAAGTCGATACACCGTTCGAACATGTTCGCTCGGGAGAGACGCGCCAAGTTAGCGAGCCTTTATCCCATCTCTCCAAATACAGCTTACTCCCCCATACGAACCCGTTAGTGCCATAAATATAATAATCTGACTTTTGATTATCTTGCGCATGCCAAGCAGGCTGACCCGCTGGACACTGAAAATCGGCATATGAAGCCGAAACGGATGCAAAGATGGCAGCTATGCTCAAAACCATGGTACGCATGTAAAATCCCCCTGCTAGCCGTATAATAGCAAAGCTAAAGGAGATTTCTATCTACACCTTTAGACGATTAGCAGACGTCGCAAACGCCAGCTCGACTTCCTGAAAATCAGTCAACTCAACATCATCCAGCACAAGCCCGTGACGCACGCAATATCCGCGTAGAAAGCGGTTCTTCAGGTCAGAAGACGGCACTGTAGCGCCTTCGAATAGCCGATACTCACGACCTGATGCCGTCCTTGCCCAACCTTCAGAAAGATCAATTTCAGCAATCGGCGAAGTAATTCGTGGACCACCGTCTGCTCGATTTACTGGTTCCCCGACGAGATGATAGTCGCCAAGAATTTTGACAATGTGCCAAAGTGTAAGGTTTACGGACGGCTGCTGGCTTACAGAAGGGATCATTTTTTTGCTCCTGAAATGAAAACTTCTTTATATTTTTGGAGCAAAAAGCCACCGGCGCAAGTGACGGGGTAGTCAAAACAACCCCTTCTGATCTTTGGTTATGCAGCTTCTCGGATTTCCCTTAGCCTGTGATCAGCGTACTGTTGCAAACAGTTGGCCACCGCTGCTTCAGCATCGCGTTTCGCTTCGTCCATCGTCGGTGCCACGCCTCGTGCAACAAATTCTTTGCCATGCAGAATCCGCCAGTTCGTCTTATTAAAATAGCGCTTGGCAGCTACTGAAAATAAGATTCGGGTTTGATGCTCTACGCGATAGTATTGGGCGAGAGCGTTGTGTGGATCAGCATGCCAACCGATGATGCTAACTTCGCAAAGAAAATCAGCGATCTGCCGCTCTTTCACACCTTCGTCAGTCAAATATTCTAGTTTTTTATCAGTCATCTCAGATATCCTTTCTTTGAGATAGAGAACGGAGCATCTGAAGTTTTTTGTTGGTTCCTTAGCTGCTTGTTGCTCATGAACTATCGTCTAAAGATACGGCCGTGATCAGTCAAAGGAGCAAACGGAATACCCCTTTCGGACTACTGCCGCCGTTTACTCATCTGACGCTGCAGCTCTGCACTGAAAGCCTGCGACGTCGCCTTCACACGGAGCGCTTTAGTGATCTGTGCCTGATATTGGTAACGCGGCTTATAGCGAGCGTGATCTGCCACTGATAATAGCGGCTTCATTTTTTCAGTCGGACGCACGGAAATGACACCGGAAACCCTTTTACGAGCCGCTTTCGATCTCTTCGGACGCTGCCAGTAACCCTTTATACCACTGATCTCACCGAAGAAAATTCCCGGGCGATTTCGATTGACTCTGAAAAATGCGAAAGGTGACGTGTCCTGCCCCTGTGCACGAGCTGCTTCACGCTGCGCACGAAGCGACGTCCGTTTTGATTTCTCTTCGCGATGCTGCTTGCCGAGCTGTTTTGCGTAGCCCCAGCGGATGTTGCCCGCCTTGTTCTTTTTCGCGCCAAAAACAAAAAGATCGAAAGGACCCGAACCAGCATCGCCGCGCTTACGAACACCGCCATCAATCTGAAACCTGAGATAAGCTGCTTGTGCAGGCTGAATCCGAACCTCGGCAAACATACCACCTAGACCCGCCTGCGGCTTCGCTTTTTCGACTACAAAACCGCGTTCTGTAAACGGCACTGAACCGTCGAACGCTTCCTTCACATGAGCTTTTAGCTGCTTCTGAGCTTCAAAAGCTATGCCATTTAGCCAGCCCGCAGCCGCCTTTGGCAGCACCTCTTTTTCGAGATGTCGGAAAGTTTTAGTCAGAGCGCGGTCGTCAAAAGAAAAATCTAGCCTCATAGTAAAAAGTCCAAATAAAAAAGGCACTGAGTGCGACTAACCCCTTAATCGCGCCCAGTGCCGTCATGTCAGAAAGGAAATATTATCATGACTTACTACTCAACCGTGCTTCTCGAAACAGCTGATATAATCATGATGCAAGCGTCCGATGTAAGTTTCAAGAACTTTTTCATTCACGGAACTAATCCTGTATGAACTTCAAGAAATCTTATGCGTTGTTCCAGAGCATTCATGTCACTCTTCATCTTTTTAACAGCAGCCAGAAAATTAGTTCGCGTATTAGTTCCGGAAATATGATCAAAATCATCTTGCATGGATTCCGGACTATATCCGAATATGAGACTAAAAAGATCTTTACTAATATCACTACCGATAAATTCAACTATTTCTGGCCGACCCCACAAGCATTTGTAAAGATTTTGTGAACTTCCAGAATGAGTTTCAGCATTTTCTGTATTACCGAACAATAAATCAAACAGACCGCCGGCGGAATTCAGAACTTCCAGCCTGCTTTCTATTTGCTCAGAACCCCAACTCGTTCCAAAAAGAATTTTGGTTAGCGACGATTCACCACTTGCAAAATAGTCAGAAGAGTCGTTCGTCGACCCAAAAATTGCTTCAGATAACGATATCGAACCGGGACTTGAAAATTTCCCAGTATGCGTAGGTCCGAAAACTTGCAGATAAAAAGGCTTATCAACGAGAGACTGATAAATGCCTGTAAAATCAGGATATTCGCCGTAAAGCGATGACGCAAGCGACGGATTTCCAGCGGCTTCGAAAAAGTAAGTGCTCTCTTTCCAGTTTGTGCCTGATGCCGAAGTAGCTGATCCCGAAATAGTCATTTTTGCGAGCCTGTTTATGAGTTCAATGTCAGACCCACCCGGCTCCGGTGCTTCAAAATCTTCAAATTTTTGCTCCAAATTATTTAGTCGGAGCGCCACTGATGCGGGCGTCGCACTTTTCTGCATGAGTGATCTCCTTTGCTAAGATCAGCGTCATGTTCGGGCCTGCAAGATTCCAGATATAAAACCGCCCTGCAGCCGGGGCGGTCTCTACGAGGATGCCTGAATTTCTGATTCACAACGTCGGAGTAATGGGGGGAACACGTTCATTTAGATGTTTGCTTCAAGCGCTTTTTGAACGACATCAACGCGATATAATCGTCAATCACTGGACGCATCGTGCGCGACATCCGCCGCTTGAGAACACGAGCGCTTTCTTCACGTGAGTAGCCGTCAGCTTCCAGCAATGCCAGCGCGCCGCGTATAAGCGCGATTACTTGTGGCTTGATGTCAGCAAGCTGTTCATCGGCCACTACCGTAGCGAAAGCCACTGCAGCGGACGCCAGCGCTGTGTCCACACGATCTGCCTCTGGCTCGCGCAACGAACGCAGGCGATTACGGTACCGAGCTTGTCTCTCGGCTTTAGCCTGGCCTGCGGCTGATAAATTGGTGGGTCTTGGCATAATAGCTCCTTTCCGTCTCTACGAGATAGAAGGATGTATTAGAGCCTTGCATACGACCAACTTCGTGCAATTCCGCCGACCGTCTCTACGAGGCGCTTGAAACGGCTTTTCAAATCCGCAGGGTTTGCAGAAATAAGCTCGACCAAAAGCCCGTGCGAAGCACCTTCGCGAAGCGACAGTCATAATAAATCAAAAACAGTGAAAAACGGACTTCGTACCTCTATTTAGTATTGTGCAAAATTGGGCATCAGCCAACACACGGTTTCGCCAGACAGCGTATGATTGCGTCAACAATCTTTTCGACCGCTCGATAACGTAAATGGCACGTCTTCAACCGCTGACAATTTTTTCAGCGGTTTTAAACAGAACTTCCATCAACATTCTTTTCGACCGCTGAAAATATTTAGAGCGGTCGAAATCAAAAGTGTTGACCGACTACAGATAACACAAGTCAACAATCTTTTCGTCCGGTCACTTTCATCTCAGCGGTTGAAAAGAATTCAACTATTCCGTCAACAATCTTTTCAACCGCTGGAAATATTATCAGCGGTTTTAAACCCGCTCTATTTAATCTCAGCGGTCGAAAAGGATTTGACTTATTTTCGCCGATGGAAAGATACTTGTGTATTAACCCCTAATACAGAGCCAACATGACTATCTTATCATCTACATCATCAAAAAAATTCTTTAGACCGCGTCATCGCGGTTCCCTTGCGATATCTATTCAGAAGCATGCGTTGTCGAAAATTGCACCAGCATCGCCTCGTCCGTCAGTTCTGCTAGACGGTGTCTCTATGGTTTCAGACACTGCTCTGTCAGCCGCTGATATCTCTATCTATGAGTTTTTACTCTCGGCAGCATATGAAGCAGATCAGCAGCTCAGTACGCCGACTGTTGCAGTGTCAGTAGCAAACATCCTGAAATTTCTCGGAACATCCGCTCGTCGCCCAGCTTTGAAAGCAGCGCTAAAGCGTCTCAATGCTACGACCATGGATTTCGGGAACTACGAGCAACTTCCGCTTATCATCAGCTGGTTGGAATGCACTGATAAGAATGACGTCGTGTCTTTCGGTTTTCCGCCGCCCGTGCGCGAACTGATGCGCCGTATGCCAAGCTACGCATATATCGAGCTGGCGGCTCTCTCTTCCATGAAATCGGCATATAGCAGCAGGCTCTATAAGAAGCTGGCTCTGGAGGCTTCCAAGGTAAAATGGACGGCTGGCGGTAAAAATGAAGTCCTCTTGTCCGGCACACCGGAAGACGTCGCTGCATGGTCTGGTTTCGAGCCTGAGAATGGCAAAATTTCTATGTCCCGCCTGCGCGACCGTGTGCTGAAATATGTCGACATCGACATGAAAAATCTGCGTGCTTTCACCGTGTCATTTCGTGAGCACTACGGCACTGGACGTGGACGTCCGGTTGAAAAAATTGAATTCCGCCTTGGAATTTTGCCGCCTTCACATCACCTCGTAAAAACGCCTGCTTTCAAAAAAGACGAGCACAATAAGCGTGGTATCGGCGGTGTGGATGCTGACCAGTATCGCGTAAACAGCCACATTTGGGTGAAGGCTCAAAACGAGTTCTGGACTATCCAGAAGCGCCAGCACGATGTCTATTTCAAGGCTTGGCAGGTGGCACTTCAGGAAGCAATAGCTGAAGATGCAGTATCGCCTGGCTACACCCAGAGACAGTATCGCGGCCAGCGCTTGCTCAATGCTATTTCTGATCTCGGCACTGATGAAGCCGCATTCAAATTTTGCGCCGAAGAAGTCGACAATCCTGATCTTTTGGAAGCCGCATCGCCTGATTTGACGGTTGATGCCACGGAAGCCGAAAACGCTAGAAAATCACGCATTGAAGTACGAAACCACGTCCGGACGTCAAAAGCGTTCTTTAATGGTGAACGTAACGCCCAAAATCGGTCAGTTGCGCTCACTTTAAAATACGGCAAGCACTCGTTCGCTCGACCATCTGCAAAGCCTGTCGCTGCGAAAATCGAGACGTCAGCTTTTGAAGAAGCTGGCATCGTAGAAATGTCAGACGTCGCGGTGGATATGCTCGAAGACCTAATTTCAGACCGTGTTACAAACGATTCCCAAGAGCCTGATCTGGGGGAAAATGTAACATTAGAAGGCGTCCGCGAAATCATTTGGACGGCTGACAGAAGCCTATCCCCAGAAGAGCTCGAAAACGAAATTTGGCCAGCTTTTCAAATAGAAACGGACGGTCCACATTCTATCGAATTGACCGTGCGCGCATGGGTAGACGGCTGCGTGAAAGAGTTCTCTTTCGGCACATATAACGTTTGCCAATCCGACATCGAAGCAATCACAAAAAACATCGGAGTTAACATCGACGATGAACTAAACGAACTGGAGTACCTGAAATGAGTGAACTGCCATTTTCCCCTTTTTACAGAAAACCCGTTGTTAAACAGCCAAAGACACCAACTTTGAAAAAGGCTCCGGTCGCAAAACCTGTTGCGCCGACCGTGCCACAGGTCGACCTGACCAACGTGCCAGCAAACTTGATGTTCATGACGACTGAAGGCTTCAAAGACGCCGCGAACGTTTTCTACCGCGATCTCAGCTTCGTGCAGCCGACGTCTGATCGCGGGTGGGTAAAGCGTCGTTTTGTTGATGGTTTAGACACTTGGCCACATATCAAAAGAGCCGACGATGCGCTTAACGGGTTGATCTCGAAAGCCTTCACAATCGTAGCAGAAAACCCGCATTTTCCGCCTTGGTGGCGTTCAATTGGTGTCTGCCTGCTTCGCGGAAATCCTGTCAATTTGATCCGCCAGTGTGAAACCGTTCTTGCGTATAAAGGCGTTCACAAGCAGATTTTTGAGAGCGACATCGTTGACAAGAATTTTGATGACAGACGCGACGTCCGCCTCAACGTGGTGAGTGAAGAAGCCTTGCTAATAGAAGTCGAATGCCCACCATCGTTGCCGCTGGAACTATGGGATCGCATATCTGTAGAGATGCGTGAAGAAGCGTTAATAGAGATGGCCCTAGGCCTTCGTTCTGGCGTCCATCCAATCGGGACGGTCGAAAAGCTGCTTGACTTAGGAAATAGATCCTAGTAAATGACCCGCCACGACATTGGTGCCGGAACATCTCCGGCATGGGTGTCAGTCCCGAGGCGTAAAAAATGAGGTTCCTTCTCTCGATACGTACGACTGCATGATCGGTAACAGGCTAAGCGCCTGTAATCATTGCATAAACGTATTCGAAAGGAACCTAAAATGACTTACGTTCAAAAGCATTATATTGCTGACACGCACTTCGGGCATGAGGCAATCATCGGCCTCTGCAACCGCCCTTTTTCATCAGTTCGCGAAATGGACGACTTCCTTGTTGATGCTTGGAACTCTGTCGTTCGGCCAACTGACATTATCTACCATTTGGGTGATTTTTCCTTCGGCGGCGCAGCGCATGCCAAAGCCATTTTCCGACGTCTGAATGGCCGCAAAATCCTTGTTCTCGGCAATCATGACATCGACCGTGATGGTCGTGTTCTCGATTATCTGGATGATCTCGCATGGGATCAAGCTCCGACACCTGCACTGCTAACAACTGACTGTTGTGAGCGGCTTTATCTGTCGCACTACGCACACCGCACGTGGCCTGCGAGCAATAAGGGTTCGTACCATTTTTACGGGCACTCGCACGGTACGCTACCGCATGTCGGTAACTCGCGCGACGTCGGCGTTGATCTGGATGATGTCGCTTTTACACCGCGCACTTTTCAGCATTTGAAAGCCTGCCTGCCTGGTCTTCGGACCTTTGCAGCGGCCTGATCTCGGCCGTCGCCACCAATTCTCACATTACTACGCATGCCTGCTCCCCGAAAATTCGGGTTTGAGCGCTCATATTTACAAGGAGAAACCATGAGCACGGAAGGAAAAGACCAACACAACGACCATCAGTTTGAAACTATTGAAGATTTTTTGAACGGCGATGACAAATCTGATGACGGTCATGTCGACCCGGTAATCTCTAGCTTCAAAATCGGGTTGCCGTACGAGATTTTCACCGACTGCGTAAGAAACGCGGCATCGCATAGCTCTGCGCGCTCGTATTTTGATTCAGAAAAAGCCTGCATTCTGCTGGTCCGTTGCGCAGACATCGCCGACAAGAATTTGTATATGGCAGCACTCGAAAACATCCTCGAAGGCAGCTATCGCCAAAAATTCAAAAGCGGAAAGCCAGGATCTTCGTGCGTTCTCGACGGTGAAGTTTACCTCACAAAGCATACTGAAAAAGATGCTCTCGAAAAAGTTTTCGAGTTCCGTCGTATTTTCATTTTCACGCTCGCAGACACTAAAATCTCTAACAGTCTGTCGGGGTTTGTAGACGCAGAAGTGCATCTCTCGTTGACGCCTGATGCGCTGGAAAGCGCTATCAAAAAATTCATCGCCGAAGATTTTTCTTTCAGCGAAAGATACGCGTTTTTGCTGGAAATCCCGGTCTCTCAGTTGATTTCGGGGTTCAGCGATAAGCGAAAAGTCGATGACAGCATGAAGCTGCTGAAGAAGTGGTTATCTTCATCCGAGCGCGACGTCCAGACTTCAGCCCGCGAAGGAAAAAACTCGGGTCCAACGCTCGACGATCTTCACGGACTCGGAGCTGCTGGCGACTGGGGGCGCGACCTCGCGCTTGATCTGGCTGACTGGAAAGCTGGAAAAATTAGCTGGTCTGAAGTTGATAAGGGCATTCTTGTAAGCGGCGCTCCGGGCACCGGTAAAACAACCTTTGCTGGCGCTCTTGCTCGCACATGCGGCGTGAAGTTTATCGCGACGTCGATGTCTCAATGGCAAGCTAAAGGGCATTTGGGGGACTACCTGAAAGCCATGCGACGCTCTTTCGAAGAAGCTCAAAAAGCGGCTCCCTGCATCCTATTTATTGATGAGTTTGACAGTGCGGGAGACCGCAACTCCAAGTCGTCTGACCATGATGATTACGTTCGCCGAGCAGTAAACGGACTTCTAGAGTGCCTGGACGGCGTGTCGGGGCGCGAGGGCATCGTTGTTGTTGGAGCTACGAACCATCCCGAAAAAATCGACGCCGCACTCTGCCGCCCTGGGAGAATGGATAAACTCGTTGAAATTCCGATGCCCGATGCGAAAGCGCGCGAGGGAATTTTGCGTTTTCATCTGAAGGGTGATCTGCTGGATGCCGATTTGTCGCCTGTTGCAGCGCGAACAGAAGGCATGTCGGGCGCGTGGTTGGAGGCCGTTGTACGCGATGGACGTCGCTTTGCTCGCAGACAGCGGCGGGAAATGGAAGTCGATGATTTGATGCAAGCGCTGCCGAAGAGAAGCAAGATGCCTGCGGCTGCGCTGGAAATGAATGCTATTCATGAAGCTGGGCATGCCGTGGTCGCTCTCGAACTCGGCAGAACGGTGCTTTCTGCAAAAGTGACGCTCGAAGTTGTTGAAGTCGCTGATCAGTTGTTTGAAGGCGGATCGGTGTCTGTTGAGCGTGGAAATGACAATAAATATTCGCGCTCAACGACATATAGCCGCGAAATGATCCTGCAACTTCTCGGTGGTCTGGCAGCTGAAGATGAGTTGTTCGGTCAGCGCAACGACGGCGGATGGGCCGACTTGAAGGAGGCTACGTGGTGGTCTGCTCGACAATGGATTTCGACGGGTCAGAAGGACGCTCTCACGTATCTTTCTGACCCTGATGCAAAGTCAGTTCTTCAAGTTTTAAAGCTGCGTTCGGACGTCCAGAAAAAAGTCGAGGAAGAGCTGCAGTCGTGCATGAAAGAAGTGAAGCTTATCATCAAAAGACGTCACTCAGACGTCCGAAAAATCGCCGACGCACTCATCGAACGCGGCGAGATTTCAGGTGAAGACATCTCAAATCTGCTCGCTCCGAAGCCGAAAATTCGACTGCTATCTCGGATGCAAGAGCGGCCAGACGACATCTATGAGGAGTCTTTTTATGAATGCGCTTAAGAGAAAATGGCGATGGCTCTGCACTGAGTGCGACACCGAGGGCAAAGGCAAAGCTCCTAAAGTATGCCCGAACTGCGGGCGTTCAGACAGCTGGTATCACAATAATTGCACTGCCAATGATCCCCGTAGCATGCGTGAAATTTTGATGAACGACGTCTTCGGACATCTCAAAAAGAAAAAGGAAACCGAATGAAGAAACAGATTACTCTCACCCTCGCTTTCGCCGTCGTATGCTTCAGTGCGACGTCAGCTTTTGCTGATTTGATCGGAGAGTATGCAAGCAGCGGCACGTGCTCAAAATCAGAAAAAACACAATGCTGGTTCGAGTTCAAGAAGTCGGGAAAAGGCTTCGTCGGTCGGCATGTGGTTGCAGACAGAATGGACGCGAATAAGGTGCTTTGCTCGACGAAACTCAGCGTAAAAGTTCACGTCGACACTATCCATGGCCAAACGAGTTATCACGGAAAGCTAGGTAGCGCGGGCATTTATATTAGGGCATTTGACGATGGTCGTGCAGAAATCGTCGGCGACACACCCAACCCGAAAGTGTGCAAAAAATATGGATGGATGGGCGAATATGGAGTGATCGGGGATTAAAAATGGAAGCGCAGACGGACGAACGAGATATCCTTGATCAACTTCAAGACGGTCTGGCCATGCTTGAAGCTCAGAAGCCTATGTACGAGCAAGCTTTCGCTGAGCTAGCTGAACTCGATGACTATCTACAAGGGAAATCGCCGGTGGATATTCATGACGATGCTCCGTTGAAACTGGAAGACGCGATCTGTCTTCCAGAGCTGCAGGGTTACTTTGCGGTCGATCCAGCGCTCCGGACACCGAGCGAAAGCTTGAGTATAAAGACCCTCAGAAAAGCTATAGCGGACGGCAAACTGGCCGTCCTGCGACCGAACACAAAGAATTTGTACGTAACCCGTCGAGCCGTGAAGGAGTGGCTAAAGAGTTGTCTAGACCCCGTAAATCCGCGCATCTCTTCCTCCGCCGTGAGCGGTATGACAAAAGCGGCAAGCTCACGCACAACGCCGTTTGGATCGTCAAAGACGGAGAAGTCAAAGTTGGCACGGGATGCGGCCGAGAAGACCTTGCTGGCGCTGAAAAACAACTAAACGACTACCTTACGAAGAAGCACGCGCATGAGCTGCTAAAGGGTGCGCCGCAGAAGCTTCAGGCTCACGAAGTGCCTGTGGCTGACGTCATCCATCACTATATCACTGATATCAGTCCACGCTTTGAATCCAAGCCAAAACAGAAGCGCGACTTCATCAAGCGCATGGAAGCGCTGATTAGATTTTGGGGCGAAAAGTTCGTATCCGACATTAACAAGCGTTCGTGCGAAGAATTTGCGACGAAGCACGCTCAGTCGACGGCTCGGCGCATGCTCGAAGATTTGCGAGCAGCCGTGGAACTATCCATGGGTGATGACTTAATTGCCGACACCCGCGTGAATTTCAAATTACCTCCGCCTCGGAAGGCTAGATATCGCTTCTACACCCGCGAGCAAGCCGCAAAAATTGTATGGGCCGCGTACAGAGAAAAAGGCACTTACTCATATACCGGGAAACGTGCAAAAGCTGAAAATCGTGGACAGACTATCTTCACGAAAGCACGCCCGAAGCGGCATATCGCCAGATTTTTCCTGACTGCTTGTTACACAGGCACACGCACGGATCGCATTGAGCAGGCGTCGTTCATTAAAGAAGACGGGCGTCCGTGGATCGACCTAGAACGTGGCATTTTTTACAGGGCTTGGGATGGCGAACTAGTGCCCGACAATAAGCGCGCTGAACCGATCCGCATTCCTCAGCGTTTGCTCGCGCATATGCGCCGCTGGCACCGGAATGGTGCGAAATACCTCGTTGAGTTCAATGGAAAACCAGTCAGCACGGCATCTGCATTCTTTCGCATGTTGAAGGAAGTACTGCCAGATGATCTGGAGCGCAAAGGTCTAAACCGTCACTCCACACGACACACTGCAGCCACTTGGCTCATGCAAGGTGGCGGCAACACAAGTGACATCGCTGGCTATCTTTCTATCGACGAAAAGACCCTGAAAAAGCACTACGGACATCATCACCCTGATCACCAGGTAGCTATCGACGAGAGTTTCACGAGCGGCCGCGCTGGCCGTATTCAATCGAGAAATCCGCACAAAGTTCACGTCCCGACTGCGACTGTAGAAGCGGCATCCAGTGGAGATCTGACAGCTGAGAAAAGAAAGGGTATCCTTGATCTCATTGACATCGCAGACGGACCTTTGGAGCTGATCCCTTTGATCGAGGCGGCGGCTGATGAGGAACTCGGGATGCTCCGTGAAAAAGTGAAGCGGGCGGCTAGAAGCGGAAAATGGGAAGCGCTGCTATGAAACAAACGCATCTGTCTGTTTTCACAGGAAAGCCCACCACGGCTCATCCCCTTGATGTGACCTGCATTAGATGCGGCCGCGTTAGTCGTGGAAAAAGCCGTGCAGAAGCTGAGCAGCAAGTTGCTGAATCTAACGCGTGGATTGACAGTTTGCCAGCTGACGAGCAGCTCAGGCAGACACGAGCAAGCTTAGATATGTATCGCTGTCTCGGTTGCGGAGGCACCAATTTTAAACCATCTGAAGATGGTGATTGTCCTGACGGCGTGGCGATCTCTCCAGTCATTCACGCCCCTTGAAAATCAACATATGGTATGAATATCAGTTAAGACTAACCATATTTTGAGTTCCGTGATATTCTGACGGTTCAATTGAATCGCGAGGTTTGGAAAATGAAACTCAATGCCGTTCCGTACAATGAAAATCTTGTCGTCATTTTTCGTGCTGATAAGTCTTTTAATGAAAGCACTCGTCATCTCATTGAAATGCGCTGTCCAGCTCGATCTGAATACCGTTACGAGATCGAAAAGGAGAGATTTTATCTCTCAAATAAAAGCCGTATCGACGAAGAGATCGAGTTTTTTGGTCACGCGTTTTTTCCTCTGACTTCTTACAAAAAAAGAGAAAAATCTCGTCGTGAAGCTATCGCTCGTGTTCTTGATGCTTGCGGTATTTTGCAATAGATACCGCCACCTTTCGCCACCGAATGAACGGAACACAAGCGGAACGAACGGGCATCAACACAGAAAAATATCAATAAATATCAATAACTTATGAGAAAAATTGCTCGTTTACACCGAAGATGTCGGGAGTTCGAGTCTCTCATCGCCCACCATATTTTCCAATCACTTAGATCGAAAA